TTTCCAATTCTCCAAGTTCTCGGTGAGCTCATCGAAGGCGCGAGACAACTTCCCATAGGTGAAACCGGATTTCGTGACAACTTCGTTTTCTAGGTATTCCTTAATCATATACCTAAAGTCTAATCACTCTTTTTCTAATGTCAATAGGAAAAGTAGTAAAAAAATTGTAAAATTACTCTTTGATCTTTGAGAAATTATTGGTCTTTATGAACTCCATTCGGGCTGGAAACTTACCATCCAACAGATCTTGTTTGTGACTGATAATGAAAACATTTGAATCCTCACGCAAAGTGTAGAGAATTTTGATCAGATTATCTACCCCATCCGCATCCAGACTCGAATCAAAGGTTTCATCCAGAATAAGAAGATTGGTGTTGGCAGAGTTCTTCATTCGAGCAACCTGTCTCCAAGTAAAGAGAAGTGCCAAATCGATTCTCTGTTTTTCTCCTTCCGAGAAAGAAGGATAGGTGAAGTCGTCGCGATGTCTTGACTTGATCGTCTCATTGAAACTTTCGTCGATGTTGAAGAGAACAAAGAAGTCCAGAATGTTGAGATACTTGTTGATCAAATTGTTCATGACCGGAAGATACTCACGAATGATCTTTGTCTTGATTCCAGAATCTTTCAGTAGTTCTCCTACTGCATCATAGTAGGATCTCTTTTCAAGTTGTTCTGACTTGTGATTCAACATTCGATCAAGATCAAATTTCTTTTCATCGAGTTCAGCCCTCTCTTCTTCGATATGAGATGTATCGGTCTTCTCGGCGGATGTCTTGTCGATGTCCTTTTCGATGTTGCGAATCATGCTGTCATTGACCATGACTTGACTCATGATGTCACTCATCTCCTTGAGTCTTTGAGTCAACTGATCGATTGATTGACCACACTTCGAAATAGAATCTTCGATCTGTTCAAGACCCATATTCAACTCCTTGGCTCTTGTCTTTGCCTCTTGAGTTCTTTCCTTCTTAATGTCATCTCCGATCTCTTGATGACAAGTAGGACAAGTATCGTTGTTCTCGTAAAACTTTACATCCTTTACCAACGAATTGATGTTGCTTCGAATCTGACCGCGATAACCTTCCAACTCTTTTCTCTTGTCAGAATTCTTTTTGTGTTGAGATTCGAAGTCCGGATTCTTTGAATCGTATTCTTCGCGAAGATCGTTATTGCGATCTCGAAGGAGTTCGATCTCTTCTTTCAGATCGTCGATCTTTTTCTGATTCTTTGTGGCTTGTTTTAGATCAATCTCCTGAAGTTTCTTGATGTGTTTTTCTTTGAGTTGAATCTGTGACTTCAGAAGATCCAATTGATGGTCGGTTTGTGAGATCTCGTTTTTGAGTGAAGTGTATCTCTCCTTCACCAAAAGATTCATTCTTGTGAAGATGTTGATGTCCAGAAGATCCTCGATGACTCCTCGGCGAAGATTCGCCGGAAGTTGCATGAAGGGAATGAAGTTGCCCGAACCCAGAACCACAACCTGATGAAAGGATTTGTGATTGAGATGCAGAATGTTTTGCTCCAGAACCTTTTGATAGTCTCGGGAATGAGATTCCTGATTGATCATCTTACCGTTACGATAGATCTCAAACACCACTGGTTTGATTCCTCGAACGATTCGATACTCGGTCTTTCCAATTGAGAACTCACAAGTAACCAGAAGTTTCTTTTGATTTACAGAGTTGACCAGTTGTGGTTTGTTGATGTTACGATGAGCCTTTCCAAAGAGAACAAAGGAAAGAGCGTCTAACATCGTTGACTTTCCTGCACCATTTGCACCAACCACCAAAGTGGCAGAACTGCGATTCAGATCTATGGTCGTCGGAGTGTTTCCGGTAGAGAGAAAATTTTGGTAAGAAAGAGACTTAAAAAGAATCATAATTTATACTACTATACACTATTTTGAGACAATTGCAAGTATTTTTTTGCTATATTCTTTTATTAAATCGTCCTTTGTTATAGAAGGATTGCCAGCAGTATTATACTTTGGCGAATCTTCATAGTCCCAATCGATTTTTCGCATTATCTGATATACACTATCATTTCCTTTAATCCAATAATGAGATGCTTTCGCTTTGGCAAAATTCTTGTGTGTATTTCCAGCTCCTGCACCAACTCGTTGAACAACAAAATCGGCATCACTTTTGTTTTCTACAAATTCAAAATCTTTATGTTTTGTTTTTGTTTGTATCTTTGAACGAATTGTTCCTAATTTCCAAACTTGCCAGACACAAGGAACATCATATACTTTACCAGATGGTAAGTGAAATGAATTTTTAGGAAGCTTAGTTTCTAATACTAAATTAAACTTTTCTGATAATCTATTAATTACAGACGCCTTTCTGAATGTTCTCGGAAGTATGAAAGCAATTGTATCTGCAAAAATAGCAGAATGATTAAAAAACCTTAACGCTAACGAAGAGTTTTTACCAAATGGTGGATTACCAATAACCAATATTTTTTTATCAATATTAAATTCAATAAAACGATTAAAGGTTAAATAATCTTGTTGTATTAATCCTTCAATTTTAGGGTCTAAATCTATACCTATTTTCTCTCCGATAATTTTATTATAAAATGCACCATCACCTGCCGATGGTTCTATAATAATATCATAATCATTGAAATTTATTGTACTAATACAACTATCAACAATGTCTGAATTGGTAAAAAATTGGTCTAGGTTATTCATTTTTTATTTAGTTTTCTTTTAGGTGCATTTTCTTGAATATATGGCAAAACAAGACCTCGATATTCTTGAGTGTATTTCTTAAAAGGTATATCGCTTTCTTTAAGAAACTTAATGTTAAGGCCGGTTTGAGTTCGTCTTTGACTTCTACTATCTATCTTAGCGTTAATCGTCATTAATCCCCTACCTTCATTCTCATAAATGTGTTGTCGTTTGTCTTTCCACAATTTCTTATTTTCAAGTTGTGCTTCTTTACCATGAGGTATGTTCTTTACATAATTAACAAATTCTTCGATAGTATTTAATTGCATACTACCCCATAATATACTATGATGTTCAGGTTTGATATAAAATTCATAGATTGTATGATATTCTTTTATGGTTTTTGTAACTTGAGTATATCGACCTACAATCAAAGTATATGGTGTTGCATCATCACCGCTGGTATGATTATACACACGCACAATATCACCACAATCTACATTATTACCTCCAGTAACCTTTATACTACCATTAAAATTTATATCTTTAATTCCTTTTACAATATCAAATACGGCAGTGTATCCACCTTCAATTAGGAGTTCATATTCTTCTTTAGGTGTGCCGTGTAAGGTAAGATGAATTTGGTTTTCAAAGTCAATACCATGTTGTTGACTAGCGTTTGTTTCTTTATTGTCTTTCATAATATTATCACTAATTTTCATAACTACATACTAAACTAATTGGGGAGAATGGCGAGACCACCTACCGAACACTTAGGGGGCTACCTGTGTGTCCGGAGAATGGTGTATAGATTTTTTCCATAGTTTAGATAGCTTCAAGGTCTTTTGCTTCAACATAAAGGTCGTAGAGAATGTTCTTCAGTTTCTCCTTGTTCAAATCAGTTTCGATAGAATCCACATAAGTGTTGAGCAATGTGGGAGTATCGACCGTAGAGATCTTGTCATTATCAACATTCTCGCCAGAATACTCGTCGAAGTTTTCAACGATCTTAATGTCAAACGGACCATAGGATTGAACCTTATCAATGAACTTATCAAACGCATAGAGATCTTTTTTCTTTACAACTACAACTTTTACAAATGTTCCTTCAATATCTTCCTTTGATATTTCAGGTAAAGATTGCGTATCATTATAACGAATTCTTTGAAAAAGGCAATGTTTATTTTTAACTGATTCAATCTCTCGTGTATTGGTGTCCAGAATGTGAAAGTGTTTTGGATCACCCGCATCAGCCCAAGTCAATTCGTATTGCGTTCCAAGATAGTGAATGTTGTCTTCTTCGCTCTTTGTGTGATAGTGACCGGAAAGAACCATCTCATATCTTGAGAAGAGTTTTGGATCCATACCATGAGATGCAACTGCCGCACCTTTCATCATCTTAAATCCATTCAGTTCAAGGTGAGAAGCAATGATGGGCGACTTCGAAGATTGAATGAACTCCATACACTCGTCATAGTTCTCGTGAGAGATCCAAGGGAGCATACCAATCGAAAGATTGTCAAACTCAACATCAACAGGATTCATGTGAATTCGAATCCGTTCGTTTCCACCGAGTATCTCTTCTAACGAGTTGAGCTCATTTGTATTCTTGTAATAGACAT